AGGGCTGACTTTTCCGCTGAGGAACTCAGCGTGTATGCCAACTACTGTATGAATGACGTGAATCTCACTTATGCTCTTTTTGATATATTCATTAACAAGCACAAGTTCCCACACAAGGAACTGAAGGTCATCGACCTTACCTTGCGGATGTTCATCGATCCTATGCTGGTGCTGGATGTGGCTAAGTTGTCAGACCACTTGGACGCCCTGAAGGACCGCAAAGAGAATCTCCTCAATGAGTGCGGCATAAGCAAAGACGACCTCATGTCCAACCCGAAGCTGGCTGAGGTGTTGCGGGGTATGGACGTTGTCCCGCCCACTAAGATCAGCGCGCGTACAGGCAAGGAGACGTTCGCGTTCGCCAAGACCGACGAAGGTTTCAAGGCACTGCAGGACCATGAGGATACCCGCGTGCAGATGCTGGTAACGGCGCGGCTTGGAGTAAAGAGCACGCTGGAGGAGACGCGCACCGAGCGGTTCATCGACATAGCGACTCGCGGCAAGACGATGCCAGTTCCCATCAAATACTACGCAGCACACACGGGGCGTTGGGGTGGTTACGACAAGATAAATCTTCAGAACCTCCCGTCACGCGGCAAAGACGCGAAGGTGCTCAAGCAGTGCATAGTGGCACCCGAGGGATACACCATTATCCAAGCGGACTCGGCGCAGATTGAAGCGAGGGTGCTGGCGTGGTTGGCGGAGCAGAACGATCTGTTGGCGGCGTTTACGCGCGGCGAAGATGTGTACAAGCAGATGGCTGCCAAGATTTACGGTATCCCCATATCCGAAGTAACCGATGCCTACCGGTTCATAGGTAAGTCAACGATACTCGGGGCAGGGTTCGGCATGGGCGCGGTACGGTTCCGTGAGCAGCTAAAAGGTTTTGGTGTGGCTATATCGGTCGAAGAAAGCCAACACATTATCCGAGCCTATCGGGACGCGCACCCTGCTATTACGTTGCTATGGCGTAACGCCCAGACTGCCTTGCAGGGACTTTACTGTGGAGAAGAATACACGCTCGGCAGAGCCGGCGTGGTCCGCATGGTGCCGGAAGAGAAGGCTATCCGCATGCCGTCCGGGTTGTTGATCCGGTATCCCGAGCTAAAGGCCAAAGTGTCTGAAGACTCCTTGACCCCGGAATTCAGCTACAAAACGCGCAAAGGTTGGGAGCGTATTTATGGGGGCAAAATTATTGAAAACCTCACCCAAGGAATCGCCCGGTGTGTCATAGCGGACCAGATGTTGGAGATAGCCAAGCGGTATAGGGTATTGCTAACCGTTCACGATTCTGTAGTATGTTGCGTGCGCGACGAGGAAGTCGATGCAGCTGCCAACTATATTGATGCTTGTATGCGATACGTACCGGACTGGGCTAAACACCTCCCGGTTCGTGGTGACGTTGAGGTCGGTAAGAGCTACGGAGCGTGTGTTAAATGGAAACCAAAACCCCAAGCTGGTCATTCAGCAGCATAAAGACGTTCATACAGTGCCCTAAGAAGTATTACCACTTGAAGGTAAAGAAGGACTACGAAGAGAACTTTGCTACTGAAGCCATACTGTACGGTAATGAGTTCCACAAAGCCGCTGAAGACTACGTTAAAGGTACCGTTGAGACGCTCGATCCGAGGTTCAAGTACGCAGGTGAAGTGCTCGACAAGCTGAAGGCCATGCCGGGTCAGAAGTTGTGTGAACACAAGATGGGACTTACGTCCAATCTTGAGCCGTGTGGTTTCTACGCACCGGATGTGTGGTACCGGGGCATAGCAGACTTGATCGTGCTCAACACTGACCAAGGCATTGCGAAGGTTTTTGATTACAAGACAGGGAAGTCCGCGAAGTACGCTGACAAAGGCCAGTTGGAGTTGATGGCACTGAGCGTGTTCGCACACTTCCCTGAGATCAAAGTAGTGAAGGCTGCTTTGTTGTTTGTGGTGTGCGAAACGCTGGTAAAGGACAGCTACACCATAGAGAACAAGCCTGAGTTGTGGCGTAAGTGGGGTGCGGAGTACGGGACATTGCAACGTGCGTACACCACTAACGTCTGGAACCCGCGCCCTACTGGGTTATGTAAGGCACATTGTGTAGTGACTGAATGCCCACATAACGGTAAACGATGAGGAACTTATATGCCGTACGTGAACAAGCCAAGACCTTACAAGCATGAGTACCAGATGCAGAAAAAACGCGGGGAGCACAGCGACCGCATGGAGCGCCAGCGCGCCCGTAGAGAAGTGGACAAGACAGGAGCGGACCACAACGGCAACGGCAAGGCCGACCGCAGAGAGGGTAAGGACGTAAGCCACAACCGGGCTTTGAGCAAGGGCGGTAGCAACAAAGACGGCTACCGTATCGAGGGCGTGCGCGCGAACCGTTCGCGTAACTACAAGAAGAAAGGATGATATGAAAGTAATAGAAGACCGAGGGTTGCTGTTCAAAGTACGTGACCCCAACAGGATTACAACCGCGATCCCTGCGAGCAGACAGATAGGCGAGCATGAAGTATTGGTGAAGTGGGGTGTGGATGAAGCGCGCGTACTGCGCAACCTAAACCTTAAAGACGTGCCTTCACCCATCATGGGCCGGTACAACTGGCCCGGAAAATACCGACCTTTTGATCACCAGAAGAAGACCGCTGCGTTTCTAACCATGAACCGCAAAGGCTTTTGCTTCAACGAGCAAGGTACTGGCAAGACAGCCTCGGCTATCTGGGCTGCTGACTTCTTGATGCAGGAGAAACAGATACGCCGGGTGTTAGTGATATGCCCGCTGTCGATTATGGACTCCGCATGGCGCGCGGACCTGTTTACATTCGCCATGCACCGGTCAGTTGATATCGCGCATGGTAGCCGTGAGAAGCGTAGGGCCGTTATCAACGGCGGCGCAGAGTTTGTGGTCATCAACTACGACGGTATAGAGATAGTACAGGACGACATAAAGCGTGCTGGGTTTGACTTGATCATCGTGGACGAAGCGACCCACTACAAGAACCCACAGTCTAAGCGTTGGAAGGCGCTGTATGAGATCGTGGAGCACGACACATGGCTGTGGATGATGACCGGTACCCCGGCGGCACAGTCCCCACTAGACGCATTCGGTCTGGCCAAGATGGTACGGTCTAAAGAAATCCCACGGTTCTTCTCTGCGTGGCGTGAGATGGTGATGATGCGGGTTACTAACTTCAAGTGGGTACCCAAACCGTCTGCGATCAAGAGCGTGCATGACGCACTGCAACCGGCCATACGCTACACCAAAGCGCAGTGCCTAGACTTGCCCGAGATGACGTATGTAAAACGCAAAATCGAACTTACTGCTCAGCAGAAAAAATACTACAAGTCGATCCGTGATCTCATGGTGACGACAGCGGCTGGAGAACAAGTCACTGCAGTGAACGCTGCCATCGTGATGAACAAGCTGCTACAGATTTCTTCAGGAGCCGTCTACGCCGACAGCGGCGAGACAGTAGAGTTCGACATCAAGAATCGGTACAAGGTGCTGTGTGAAGTCATAGAAGAGTCCAGTCAGAAAGTGCTGGTGTTTGTACCGTTCAAACACACCATCCAGCAGTTGTCGGAGAAGCTGACCAAAGACGGCATAACCAACGGGATCATCGCCGGGGATGTCAGCGTCACCAAGCGCACGGAGTTGTTCTCGCAGTTCCAGAACACCAGCGACCCACGGGTGCTCATCATACAGCCGCAGGCGGCAGCCCACGGGGTGACGCTAACAGCCGCTAACACGGTAGTCTGGTGGGGGCCGGTAGCCTCATTGGAGACCTACGCGCAGGCTAACGCCCGCGTGCACCGGCAGGGACAGCGGCATCCCTGTACGGTAGTGCAGTTGGAAGGCTCCCCAGTGGAGTACCGCATATACCGCATGTTAGACGAAAGGATAGACGTGCACTCAAAAATAGTAGATTTATACAATGAAATACTTGAAACGTAGTTTAAAATAGCTATATACTTCCATTACAAACCAAAAAATATAGGACAGTGCAATGACCGACAAAACAGAAGCCGATGTTCTCGGCTTGGACCGTCTCGTATCCGTTTATATAAAACTCCGCGATCAAAAGCTGGAAATTAAACGGCAACTGGAAGAACAAGAACTCGCCATCGACGCAAAGCTCGACGCTATCAAAGCGGCGTTGCTTGAGCACTGCAAGACTACCGGTGCCGAATCCGTCCGCACAGCGGCGGGCATGTTCTACCGCAGCGTCAAAAACAAATATTGGACTTCCGACTGGGAGTCTATGAACCGCTTCATCGTGGATAACAACGCCGTTGAGCTACTGGAACGGCGAATCCATCAAACAAACATGAACGAGTTCCTTAAGGAAAACCCCGACAAGCTGCCCCCGGGGCTAAATGTGGACAGCGAATACACCATCACCGTACGGAGGAAGTAATGCAAGAACCCGAAGCGTTTGTGCCCATCAACCGACTGGCTGAGCACCTGCACGTAAAAGTATCCACAGTAAGACAGTGGATTAAGCTCGGGCATATCCCGAGGCGCGCGTACCTCAAGATCGGTAACACCTACCGGTTTCAGGTATCGGAAGTGTTGCAGGCATTGAAGACCCGCGAGGCTATGGAGGATACTCCCGTCCCCGCTGCCGACACCGATCCGAATATGCCGGTACAGCTTGAATTTAATTTTGACACAGATGAAACCAAAGACCTCTAAGGAAAAAACTCTATGAGCAATATCACGCTTATGAACGACATGCCCGCCAGCTACCGAGACCTCATCTCGCAACTGGAACCGGAAACCAACCTCGTTGGTGGGGAGTACAACTCTACTTCCCGCATCAGTATTCGCGGTGGGGTGTTTCGGAAGGTAGTCAACGGCAAAGAGATCGCTGAACTTGAAGAACGTAAGCTGCTCGCTGTCGTAGTAAAAGCCGCTCCTATTTCGCGCATGTATTTCGCTGGACAGTACGTAGCAGGAGAAGCAAACCCACCGACTTGCTGGTCTACCGATACCTCAAGTGGGCGTCCTGCTACAGACGTTATCGTGTCGGATAGGCAGTCGCCTACTTGCTTTGATTGCCCACAGAACATCAAAGGTAGCGGGCAAGGCGAGAGCAGGGCATGCCGGTACCGTCAACGTATCGCTATCATGCTTGCCGACGCTGACGGCGCGGTGGTCTCCTCCACTGTGTACCAGCTAGATTTGCCGGCAACTAGTATTTTTGGTGACGACCCAAAACGCATGGCAATGCAGTCATACGCCCGGTTCCTGAGTCAGCACAAGTCGCCGCTCGCAGCTATCCTGACCGAGATTCGTTTCGACACCAACAGCAGCACGCCGAAGCTCTGCTTCCGTCCTGTACGTCCGCTCACTGAGGATGAGTTGATGGTGGCTATCCATGCGCAGAAAGACCCTGAGACCGCGCGTTTGGTGAAGTTGACGGTGAAGCCGAAAGACACCGTTGCCTTGGAAGCCCCCAAGCCTGCTGCACCCAAGCAAGAGCCTGCACCGAAGAAGGCCAGCATGTTCGATATGCCTTCTGATGATGACGAAGTACCCGAACCGAAGGTACGAGAAAATAAAAAGAAAGCCGCCCCGGCTGCCGCGCCTAGCGTCAACCTCAGCAGTTTATTGGATCAGTTCGACGACCAGTAAGCTGTACCGTACGGGTGTGGTTGTGGGGGGATGCACATCCCCCCTTTTTTCTCTCTAGCGATGCGACTATGGATACTAAAAAATTCCTCAGCAGTGTGTTGAGTAGCCAAGGTTTCTATTGCGCGGTAGGCATCAAGGACGGCAAGACTATCCAGCGGTTTTACCAAACGATAGACACGTTGGTAGACGCGGTAAAAAGTTTGGACGATGACGGTTATGACGCGTACTTCGCGTTGGCGACTTACAAAACTAACGCCAGCAGAAAGGCCGACAACGTCGAGTACCTAAAATCGTTATACCTTGATTTGGACTGCGGCGAATCAAAACCTTACGCGGATCAGTTTACTGCGATAAAAGCACTACAAGAATTTTGCAGACAGTTTAAGTTTAGCAAGCCAAGCGCCATCATCAATTCAGGGCGCGGGGTGCATGTGTATTGGATGCTGGACCGGAGCTACTCCCGCGAAGAGTGGTTGCCTATTGCGGAGAAATTCAAAGCCGCATGTATTACGGGTGGTCTGGAGATAGACAAGGCAGTACCTGCGGACGCGGCGCGTATCTTACGTGTCCCGGGCACCCACAACTACAAGGACATTCCCCCGCGCAACGTCGAGGTGTTCTCTGCCTTAGACATTAGCTACGACTTGCGCAGGCTGGGTGACTCTCTACCAGAGACTCTCATACCTGTTGTAAACATCCGCACTTACTCGGAAGAAGACAAGCAGGACATGCAGGCGGTACTTGGTAACTACACCAAGTCTTTCAAGCGGCTCATCGAGAGGACGATAACGGGGACTGGGTGCGCGCAGATACAGCGCGCTATAGACCATCCAAACGACCTGTCCTATCCCCAATGGCTGCATGCACTTTCGATTGCCAAGCACTG